GAAAATTTAGTGACTTTGTGACGCCATTTGATTACGATAACATATATATCGCCGTCGATAATCGACTCTTCTTTTACGAAAACCTCGTATCACTTGATTTACGACTCGACGATGAACAAATCATCGCAGGGGAAACTGGGAAGTTTATGTTTCTCAAGGCGCTTCAACCCGGTATTCACCACTCAAAAACACCACTCATTCGACGATTCTATTCGTACAATTTTGGATTTGAACCGGAAAAACCATACCCCACAGGCCAGAAGAATTTCACACTTGTGAAGAATCAAACACTCAAAATGAATCTCACACCAAACGATACACATGATCGCGATTTGAGGGTCTATGCCCTAAGTTACAACGTCCTTCGAATAATGGATGGAATCGCACAAACTATTTTTGAACATAACTAATAAATGAAGACTGGATTTGATCCAATTGGTAATGATAACGATATGTATGAAAGTCATTTGAAAACTCTCATAGATATTGTGACACCGGTGATCGAAAGAGCTATCGTACTTTCGTGTGAATACGCGAAAGCGTGTGGCCGTGACTCCGTCGTCAGTAAGGATTTCGAATACGCCGCAAAGTATTGTGCCATGCGAACAGTCGGACAACACATCGGAAGTTTCTTTCCAGAAATATACAATGATACTGAAGAAGACGAAGATATCGACGATCTCGATATCATCGACGATGACAGCATTGAATTTGTTCGTTATTCAGGAGACGACCCAGCTTTCAAGGCGATAAACGAAGCGTACGATGCATGGGAATCATGGAAACCACAAAGTCCGGTAGAAGAGCTCTTAAAAAATGCCATTAATAGTAATGAGCACTGTGGAGGGATGGTCAACGAATGAATTTAAACTCATAGATGACGATAGTGCATCTGACTCCGATTCGGATTCGGATAGTGACAGTGACACACCCAGGACGAAGGGATACAAAAAGGTACAATACAAAAAAATTGCACTCGAAGAAGATCTACTCCCGGAATAATTTCTGTTTGTATATTATATTATACAATGAAGCAGGCGATCGACGCTGTCAACTTGGTCACCCAGGAACTCGAGTCTCAGTCCCTCAACGCCGTCGTTGCGGGTTTCTCCTTCGCGGCTGCGCTCGCGTGGATGGACTTGGTTCGATTTTTGATTAACCAAATCGTTAAGGTTCAGCGCAACGGTGGTATGCACTACACGCTCACCGCCTTGTTCACGACTCTCTTGTCCGTGACCGTCTACTTGGTCATGTCTCAAGTGTCGTCTCGTGTCCGCAAGCCGCTCCAGCCGGTCTACGCGGTTACGCGGGCGTAAGCGGTTTCCGTTTCGTGAGCACTAATGCGATGATACCGATAAACACAATCAAAGCTATGGAAGCATACTCTTTCCATCTATAAGGATTCTCTAGTTCGGGAATACTTATTGGTGGCGGTAACTCCGTTTTTCGATCAACTTTAGGTAAACTTTCAAGTTTGTCCGTAGATCCTGTAATTTCAAACTTAAGTATATGTTCCTGGTTTCTAAAATCGTACGGAATGAGTCGCCCATGACTCATATAGAAAAACTCAACTCGTATATCACGAATAGATCTCTGTGGTCCAGAGTGAAATTCGTGTGTGAGTGGATCGTCGGCACCCGCGTGAATGATTTCACCATTTTTCGTGAGAATGCGCCCCGTATAAAAGGGTGTATTTGAGTAAACTGTTTTATTAAACTGATCGGAGCCAGAAGTTAAACGAATAATGATAGAAGTTGGTCCAGAGAGGTTTACGGCACCAGTAACAATACGACCATTCGTCGATGTGTAATCAAGTGAAGCGAGACCTAAAACCTGGTGTGGTGTTGTATTTGAGGACGTGTTACTCGTGTATCCATTTACACCGGAATTGAACTCAAACGTAAACGTATTAGAATCACCTACATTTGAAAATGTCAGTGCATTCGTATCATCGTCGTACACGACGGATGTTACGTTGGATACGGGTGGTGCGAGATCATTCAATAGATCGGAAGCGAGGTCGTGTGCGTTCGAATAGTTTGTCTCGTCAAGCGTGACGAGCGTTCCATCCACGGTAAACGACTTATTTGCAGAATGAATGAGTAATTGTGTGTTTGGAATCTTTGCTGATACGAGTGAAATCTTCGAAACGTTATAGATTGGATTTTTCAAACTCACGATGTAATTCGATGGTGACGGATACAAAGTAGCATCTCTTTCACTGCTATCAATGTCGAGGCTGTAGACCTTCATTAAAATATAGGCACAATATTTTAATGAGTGTTTTACTCTGGTATATCTAAATCATTCTAATAAAAGCGCTGCGCCAACGGATTCTTTGAGAGCTGGTTCTTCGCCACGTCGAGTTCATTACACTTGGCGTTCGGGTTTTCGTTGCCCTTGTACGGGTTAAAGTTGTAGTATTTGTCATTCGTGTAGTGTTGCGTCCAACCACCATTCGCGGCATTCATGCGACCGTCGATACGCGTGGTATCGGCTCGAACACTGGAAAGAACACCACCTTGCTTCAAAGCGGTTTCCCGAACATTCATACGACCCGCGTTACCAGGTCTATTCGCCTTACCACGACGATCATCCGCCCTGAAACCGTAGTTCTGGAGTTGTTCCGACGTGTATCCCTTGTAGCCACGTTCCTGAGCGATTGCGCTTCCCGGAGCATTCTTGTAGCCACCGTGGAAGTTGTGAATACCCGGTGCCGGCTGGTTGTTGTACTGATATTGGAATTCATTGGCATCGGACTTGTTGCGCGTCGGATCTTGTGCCATCGTCCCCAAAGGAATAAAACGCTTAGCCGGTGCATTCTCGAGACCATCCGTACGCAAACCAGTTTCCGCACGATTCGTGGTACGCTTGGTACGTTCATGTTCTTGACGAACCATACGACCACCCATACCTTGCGCACGACCCGGGACTTCCGGACGTCGACTCGGGAGGAAGGCTGTCTTTTCTGGCATGTTGTGCGTCATCTCACCAATGAGACCGTGACGACCACCGGAGATATCGTGCGCCGGACCGGATCGACCCGGAAGCGTCGTCAAACGGTATTCACCGACATTCACCGGATTAACACGGAAAAGCTGCTGGTATCCACCATACGCCGGAACGTTCGGACCGACACCAACACCCGGACCAACCATCTGCTTTTCAATCGGAGACAAATTGTTCATGCGGCCTTGATCATACATACGGTTACGCATATTTAAGATCTCTTGACCACCACTTCGTTGTTGTGGAGCAATAACAGCAAACGACGGCGTTTCGTTCTTCGGTTGTACGGACATCGGATTATCGAAACGGGTTTCTCTAAATTCTGGAACTTGATCTGACAAGAGAGGTTCTTGTGGTTCAGTGATGAGACGAGGACCCAGTTGCGGAGGTTCAGTATCCTTACTGAGTGTTCGACCCACATACACTAAGCCAGCGACCGCTAAAACTGAGATGGGATCAGCCATTCTTACTTCTTGCTAATATTTTTATTGTGGTATCTTTGGTTAAACAAGCCATTCTGAAGATCCGCGCGAGTACTCGAGGGTTCATACGACATGGACTGGAGCGGGAGCTTACATTCCATATTTTGAAGAGGGAAGAAGTTGCGTTCATGAGTCTTAACCAAGAACTTGTTAAATTGAGACGTCGACTGAGGTCTGAGCTGATCACTCGTTTCAATGTGCTGCGCTGGAGATCCCTTACCAGCCATGTACGGTGCGGTACCATACAACATGGTTTGAGGTCTCGAACCAAAGTTCAACGTACTCGGTTGAGGGTATACGAAAACGTCATCGGTCGCGCGGTTTGTCGGGACTGCCGGATTTTCAACAAGAGACAAGCCTGGTTGGAGCTGATATGCCATTTACTATTACATAAGAATATTTATCGTCTGTCTCCACTGAAATCCAATCCCGAGAAAGCGCCGAGCTGAGCACCTCTCGCATTCGGGCTGCAAGCACCCGTGTCACTTCTACACAATGGGCGGTGTCTGTCACCATAGCACCACTCCGCAAACGCCGTTTGGTCACCTGGGATGGAGGTAACCGGTCCACTCACAAATTGCCGAGACGCGGCGGACTTTTGATACATGGGCAACGGAGATCTCGAACGACCCGCGTCGTACGGAATACGATCATCCACAAAGCTGCGAACGATCGGTCTAACGGACGAGTATTCACACGCCGGTGGTCTGTTAGGATTATCCGTGATGTCCGTCAAAAGAACATTCGCCATGGGGTTATCGATCGAAGGCATCTGACACCCATGTCCACCAAAAGTCGGTCGACCATACGTCTCCTTAATCATCTTCGCCTTGTACATAACATAAAGAACACCGAGAACGGTGGCGCCGAGCACAAAGATACGAATGTCGCGTCGAATCAAATAAAGAAAACACGTTGCATAGATGACAAATCTCGAAGCTGCATTCACGCGTTCTTCTGGGGATTGTTTATTCGTCGGCCAGAATTGCAAAACCTTCGCTGCCTTGATGAGCTCTTTCGGGTCGTCAAACCAAGCTTTCATTTATATAATGTGAGGTTTATTTTTTCATAAGGTTACCAAACATGCTGTTCATGGTCTTCATGAGAGCCGCTTCGTCAATACCACTTCCATCATCACCCATCTTGTCTGCGCAATCCTTTGCAATGTTCTCAATCATACTTAACGTTTCAGCTGGAATGGCGGTAATCGTCGTACCAAGCATGTAGAGCGTTTGTAAATATTGCCAGATCGCATCCTTCGTACCAGTCGAGAGTGATGCGTTCCAGTTTTCCTTGAAATTCAATTCGCAGAGATATTCAATCTTTTCCAAATCCTTAAGAATAAATGATTCATCTTTTTGGGAAATCTTATCGGCATACGGCGTGATAGCACCCATGAACGTATCCACCGCCATTCTCGGGTTCGCCTCCTTCAAGACTTCGAATTGAGTCATAAACTTTTTAATGCCTTTCTCCTGTGGGAATGTCTTGTGCAATTCCACAAGAAATTGAGTCATCATG